ATGTGTTGGTTGGGACTACTTCTTATAACTCTGCCTTAAAAGGTATATTGTTATCTAATAATGGTACATTATATACAACTGTTTCTCAAAATGTTTGTTTTGAGGTTAATAGGTTAATAGATGATGGTGATTTAGTTTTACTTAGACAAGCTAATGTTACTGAAGGAACAATATCAGTATCAGGTGCAACAGTATCTTATAATGGATTTACTGGAACTCACTGGTCAAGATTTACAGATAACTCAACACCTACAATTTTAAGAGGAACAGTTTTAGAAACTTTAGATGAGATGTGTGATTGGTATAATTTAGAGTTTGATGTAGTAACTCAAGACGAAGATGGTAATGATGTAACTACTCCACAAAAAATACCTCATGTATTAACAGATACAGAATCTAATGGAGATGTAATTACTTACAACCATGAAGGAACAAATTACCAAGCAACGATTGTAAAAGAAACTGACATCAAACACATGAAAGCAAAAGTATCAGATACAGTAGATGCTAAAAATGTTTATGGTGTATTTGTAGCTTATGATTTAGATGGCGAAGGCTATAATGATTTTTATGTAGCATCTGTTGGTTCATTTGTAGTTAGAATAAAAGCGAATGAAACAATCGCTAAAGGAGATTTACTTCAATCAAATGGAGATGGAACTGCAAAAGTACAAACAGATGATGCTGTAAGGTCTAGCAGTTTTGCAAAAGTATTATCAACAACAGTAATAGAAACTTATGAAGATGGCTCTTATTTAGTTCCATGTTCATTAATGTGTTAAGGAATATAAAAATATGGCCACTCCAGCATCAAGAGAAGAATTAAAATCATATGCTTTAAGAGCATTAGGTCAGCCAGTTATAGAAATCAACGTTGATAATGATCAATTGGAAGATAGATTGGATGAAGCTTTACAATTTTATTCTCAGTTTCATATGAATGCAATAAGAAGATGTTATTTAAAATATCAATATACATCACAAGATTACACTAGAATTGTAACAAACGGTGACGTTTCGGAATCACAAACTAAAAATGGTGTTACTACAGCATGGAAAGAGAATAGTAATTTTTTAATTGTTCCTGAAAGCGTTATCTCAGTTACAAATATATTTCCTTTTTCTAGTAAGGCAAGTATGAATTTATTTGATGTAAGATATCAAATGAGGCTAAATGATTTATACGATTTTTCGTCAACGTCTGTGGTTAACTATGATATAGTAATGAGACAACTTGATTTTTTAGACCACATACTTGTAGGTGAAAAACCATTAAGATTTAATCAAAACGATAATCGTTTATATATTGATATGGATTGGGCGGAAGATTTACAGGTCGGTGAATATCTGATTATAGACTGTTATAGAAAACTAGACTCAGCAACTTTTACGGATGTGTTTAATGACCAATGGTTAAAAAGATATACAACAGCATTATTTAAAAAACAATGGGGTGCCAATTTAAGTAAATTTGATGGAGTAGTTATGTTAGGTGGAGTTAAATTAAATGGCGAAAAATTATATTCTGAAGCCATAGAAGCAATGGCAAAATTAGAAATAGAAATTAGAACAACTTTTGAAGAGCCCCATAACTTTATGATAGGGTAAATAAAGGTAAATAACTATGGTAATAATGAATCCATACTTTCAACACGGAGACGGCATTGGAAGTGCTTCAGAAAAATATTTATATGAAGATTTAATTATAGAAGGATTGAAGATATATGGTAATTTAATTTACTATATGCCAAGAAGTATTATAAACCGAGATTTAATTTTAGGTGAAGATGTTAATAGTAAATTTAGAAATGCTTTACCTATTGAAATGTATTTTGAAACTACTGAAGGATTTGCAGGTCAACAAGAATTAATTAATAAATTTGGATTAGAAATAAGAGAAGACACAACACTTGTTGTTTCTAAAAGAAGATTCCAAAATAGGATATCCAGTAAAGTTGATTTAATTGCATCAGGTAGACCTAATGAAGGAGATATTTTATATTTTCCTTTAATGGATAGTTTTTTTGAAATACAATTCGTAGAAGATCAGGAACCTTTTTTTCAATTAGGTAGTTTGCCTGTTTATAAATTAAGAGTTACACGTTGGGAATATTCAAACGAAAGTCTTGATGTTGGAATATCTCAAATTGACGACAAAGAACAACTGGTATCAACTAACTTATTATTACACAGAGTGTCGTTAGAGACTGGTACTGGAACATTAAGATTAGAACAAGATGATTTATCAACTGAAAGAGCTAACTTCTTATTGAATGAAGAACATGACTCAACAATAACTGTACAAACTCAATCTGAGTATGCACAGAATTTGGATTTGGATACGGCAGCCGGTTTTGATACAGCGTCTGTAACAGATGATGTGCTAGATTTTACTGAAAGAAATCCTTTTGGAGAAGTGGATATTTAATGTTTGGAACACCATTTTATAACGAAGGATTAAGAAAAGTTATTATTGCTTTTGGGCAACTATTTAATAATATAGTTATTGAAAGTGCCAATAAAGACACTGGTGCTATATTAAAAAGAATAAAAGTTCCTTTAGCATATGCTCCTAAAGAAAAGTTTTTAATTCGTTTAGATGAACAAAGTAATTTAGACAATAGAGCAATGGCAATAACTTTGCCTAGACTTGGATTTGAAATATCAGAATTACAATACGATCCTAGTAGAAAGTTAACAAGAGTTCAAAAATTTAGAACAGAAACAACACCATTAACTAGAAGTCAATCTGTTGCCAATATGGATAGAATGTCTTTAGAGAGTTCTTTAGGCAGCGGATATATTGAATTTGAACAACCAAATACTGCAACTGGCAATGCTGAATATCCTTTATTAGAAACATCGCCAACAGATTTTGATGATTCAAAAAAACAAAGTTTTAACTATACGCCTGTACCCTATAACATAAGTTTAAATTTATATTCTTTTACAGCAACTGCTGAAAATGGTTTACAGATTATAGAACAAATACTACCTTTCTTTCAGCCAGATTATACGATAACAGTAAATGTTATGCCTGATATTAACATGAAAAGGGACGTACCTGTTGTTCTTGACAGTGTAACCTATGAAGACACTTATTCTGGAGATTTTACGACTCGTAGAGCTGTTATATACACTCTTAAATTTACTGCTAAAACATACTTATTTGGTCCTACTACTAATCAAGGTATCATTAAAAAAGTACAATCAGAATTATATGCAGATACAAACACAACAACGGCTAAAAGAGAAGGCAGAATAACAGTTGTACCTGATCCACTATCAGCTGATCCTAATGATGATTTTGGATTTACAACAACAATCCAAAATTTTAATGACGGCAAAAAATATAACGTGATTACAGGAGTTGATGAATAATTATGGCAAAACTAGAAGATAAGGTAAATGAAATTTTAGGTATTGAAAAAGTAACTGAAACAACACAACTAAAAGAATTTCAACCGCCGGTGGAAAGACCGAAAGGAGAAATTGAAGTAAAAACAGAAAAAGATATTAATCAAGATTATGTTTATAGCAGAGATAGTTATTATAATTTAATAGATAAAGGTAATGAAGCTATTGAAGGCATACTAGAAATTGCAAAAGAAGGCCAACACCCACGAGCTTATGAGGTTGCCGGTCAACTTATTGGTCAAGTTGCTACTACAGTAGACAAATTACAAGACTTACAAAAGAAATTAAAAGAATTAAAACAGGTGCCAAAAACTGCAAGCACAAATGTTAAAAATGCTCTTTTTATTGGATCAACAGCTGAGTTGCAGAAAATGTTAAATAAGAATAAATATAAAGATGAAATTATTGAAAGCAAAAACGTTACACCCGAAGAAAACGATAATACCAATAAGTGATCTAACTTATATTAAATTTTACGGTGTGCCATTAAAAGAATTATTAGATGGTGAAGAATTAATAGATCCTATTCAAGTTATTAAACATAAGATAAGTCAAACAGTTAGATATGGAGTTAATGGAACAATATATATGGAAAAGAAATGGAGTGTACACAAAGGCAACCAAAGAGTAAAAGCTGCCATACAATTAGGTTATACACATATAGAGGCAATAGTAATAAATGAGTGAAAATTATCTTGGAAATCCGCAACTTAAAAAAATTAATACTCCATTTGAGTATACACAGGATCAAATAGTAGAATATCAAAAATGTGCTGAAGATCCGATACACTTTATGGAGAAGTATATAAAGATAGTATCTTTAGATGAAGGTTTAATACCTTTTAGCATGTATGGTTTTCAAAAAACAATTGTAAATACAATACATGCTAATAGATTTACGATATGTAAATTACCAAGACAATCAGGAAAATCTACAACAACTATTTCTTATCTATTACATTATGCATTGTTTAATCCAAATTCAAACATAGCCATACTTGCAAACAAAAGTTCTACTGCTAGAGATATATTAGGTAGATTACAACTTGCATATGAAAACTTACCAAAGTGGTTACAACAAGGTGTTATAAACTGGAACAAAGGTAATATAGAATTAGAAAATAAATCAACCATTGTTGCAGCCGCTACATCTTCAAGTGCAATACGAGGAGGTTCTTATAATATTATTTTCTTAGACGAGTTTGCTTTTGTACCTACAAACATTGCTGAGATGTTTTTCAGTTCAGTTTATCCTACAATATCTGCTGGTACAAAAACAAAAATGATAATTGTTTCTACTCCTTACGGTATGAATCAGTACTATAAATTATGGACGGATGCAATCAATAAAAAAAATGATTATGTTCCTATAGAAGTTCATTGGTCGGAAGTTCCTGGAAGAGATGATGTTTGGAAAGAAATGACCATACGTAACACAAGTGAAGAACAATTTCAGCAGGAATTTGAATGTGAATTTTTAGGTTCTGTAAATACTTTGATATCAGCTTCTAAAATAAAATCAATACCTTATATGGCGCCTTTAAAGTCTGCTCATGGTGTTGATGTCTATGAAGAAAAAATAGAAGGACATACTTACGTAGCTGCTGTTGACGTATCACGTGGTGTAGACAAAGATTATTCTGCCTTTATAATATTTGATGTAACACAAATGCCTTACAAAGTTGTGGCAAAATATAAAAGTAATGAAATTAAACCTTTTGTATTTCCTAATATAATATCTAAGGTTTGTTTAGGATACAATCAAGCACATATATTAACTGAGGTTAATGATATAGGCCAGCAGGTTGCGGAAGCTTTACAATTTGAAATTGAGTACCCTAATATATTAATGACTACACAAAAAGGTCGTGCTGGTCAAATATTAGGTGCTATGTATAGTGGTCGTGGTTCATCTATGGGTGTTCGTATGACAAAGTCAATTAAAAAAGTAGGTTGTTCTAACTTAAAAACATTAATTGAGGGTGATAAACTTTTGATTAACGACTTTAATATTATACAAGAGATGTCAACCTTTACTAAAAGAGGTCAAAGTTGGCAGGCTGAAGAAGGATCAAACGATGACTTAATGATGTGTTTAGTTATATTTGGTTGGTTATCAAATCAACCATATTTCAAGGAGTTGACAAATACCAATGTACGTCAAAGAATGTACGAGGAACAAAAGAATTTGATTGAACAGGACATGGCTCCATTTGGCTTTGTTGATGATGGAGTGACTGATCCTGAAGACAAAGAGATTGTAGATGAGTACGGAACACGATGGTTTCCTGTATCTCGAAAAGGTCAATAATCTATAATTTACTGATATTATAAATATCTTATAACTGATAACGTTTAAATATGGATGTAAGAAAACTTACAAATTGTGAAATATATAATAATTAGCTAATTAATAAAAAAATAAGAGGAGAATACCCATATGGCATTTCAAGTATCACCAGGCGTTCTCGTTCAGGAAAAAGATTTAACAAGAATCATTCCTGCTGTATCAACATCTATAGGCGCTTTTGCTGGCGAGTTCAGAAAAGGTCCTTTAAATGAAGTTACATCAATCTCTAGTGAACAAGAGTTAGTACAAGTTTTTGGTAAACCGGATAATTCTAATTTTGAAGACTTTTTTTCGGCCGCAAACTTTTTACAATACTCTAACGCATTACGAGTTGTACGAGCACAAAATACTGGTCTTTCAAACGCTACTGTTTCAGGTAGTGCGTTTGTAATAAAAGGCACACAAGACTACCAAGATAATTGGTCAACAGGAGCAGCTTCAGTTGGAGAATGGGCAGCTAGAACAGCAGGAGCTTGGGGTAATACCTTAAAAGTTTCTGTATGTCATAGCGCAACAGGTTTTCAAGAAGACGCTAAAACAACAATAGATGATGCTGCTATGGCGGTAGGCCATACGACAGTAACATTAACATCTACTGCAGGCATTGTAGTTGGAGATATTATAGAGTTTTCAATTACAGCAGCTGGAACAGATTATGATGGTTACAAATATAAAGTTACGGCTGTATCTTCACCGAACGTTACAATTGTTCGAGCAGATACACTTCAAGGCGGTTTACATCAAGTACCACCTAACGGAGCAAACGTAAGAAGATTTTGGGAGTTTTATGATCAAGTATCATCAGCTCCAGGAACTTCTCCTTATGCTGCTTCTAAATTAGGTGCAAATGATGAAATGCACATTGTAGTAATAGACGAAGATGGTGTTATTACAGGATCAAGAGGTGAAGTATTAGAAGTATTTGATAAAGTATCAAAAGCTGCAGATGCTAAAACACCACAAGGTGATACAAATTACTATGCAAATGTAGTTTATAACAAATCAAACCACATTTACTGGACGGATCATCATTCTACAGGATCAAACTTTGGTTTAAACGCTGCTGGAATAACTTTTGATGCAATTGACACACCAAAAACTGACTCATTACAATCGGGTTCTGATGGTTCAGCTGCTACTACAGGTCAAAGGAAAACAGCATATGAAAAATTTGCTGATGCTGAAACCGTAGATGTTGGATTAATCATCGGAGGTAAATGTGATAGTACACATATCGATGACTTAATAACACTTGCAGAAAATAGAAAAGATGCTATCGCATTCGTTTCTCCAGAGAGAACAGATGTGGCTGGTATTGTTTCTTCAATCACTCAAACACAAAACGTAATAGCGTTTATGAACGGAGTACGTTCTTCATCTTACGTTGTGTTAGATAGTGGTTACAAATATATGTACGATAGATATAATGACGTATATAGATATGTACCATTAAACGGAGACACAGCGGGTTTAGCTGCTAGAACTGACTTAATTGCAGACGCTTGGTTTTCACCAGCTGGTTTAAACAGAGGTGTTGTTAGAGGTGCAGTTAAATTAGCATATAATCCTAAAAAATCAGAAAGAGATGAGTTATACAAAGCTCGTATCAATCCTGTGGTAACTTTCCCAGGTCAAGGCACTGTTCTTTTTGGTGACAAAACTGGTTTATCAGCTCCTAGCGCATTCGATAGAATTAACGTTAGAAGACTTTTCATAGTATTAGAAAAGGCAATCTCTGTTGCTTCTAAATTCCAATTGTTCGAGTTTAACGATGAGTTTACTAGAGCAAACTTTAGAAACATTGTAGAGCCTTTTTTAAGAGAAGTACAAGGTAGACGAGGCATTACAGACTTTTTAGTAGTATGTGATGAAACAAATAATACAGGTGAAGTAATTGATAGAAATGAATTTATTGCTGAGATTTTTATTAAACCAGCAAGAAGCATCAATTTTATTACATTACAATTCATCGCAACACGAACTGGCGTTTCTTTTGAAGAAGTCGCAGGCGGTTAATAGTAAAGGAGAAATGAAAAATGGCAAACATTAATGACTTCAAAGCTAAACTTGCCGGCGGTGGCGCAAGAGCCAATCAGTTTAAGGTTACAATGCCTTTTCCTGGTTACGCACAAGTTGGTGGAGAAATAGAAGACTTAGCGTTTTTATGTACATCTACATCTATACCTGGTATGACGATAGGAAATATCAACGTACCTTTTAGAGGTAGAGCTATAAAAATAGCAGGTGATAGAACAATTCCGTCTTGGTCAATTACAGTACTAAACGATACAAATTTTAAAATCAGAAATGCTTTTGAAAGATGGTCAAATGGTATTAATAATATGACTGATAATGAGGGGTTAACTAATCCAGTTGACTACCAAGTAGACGCATTTGTTGATCATCTTGACAGAAACGGTAATAATATTAAATCGTATACTTTGAGAGGATTATTTCCTACAGAGATCGGTGGTATTGATTTAAATATGGCTGAAGCAACAGAAATTGAAAGATTTTCTGTAACTTTTGAGTACCAATACTTTGAAACAAATACTACAACGTAATATAGATTTAGAGGGCGGCCTTAAAACCGCCCTTTTAAAACTATTATAAGTAATGGTTGATAAATAGGAGATTAAATTATGGCAGAATTTTTTGGATTTAAGATTACACGAGATAAACCTAAATCTGACCCAAAACAAAACTTTAGTACCCCTCAAGCCGAAGACGGCACACAAGTTGTCGCCGCTGGTGGGTATTTTGCGTCTCACCTCGATATGGAGGGAAACGCAAAGACTGAAGCAGATCTAATAAGAAGATACAGAGAAATTTCACTACATCCAGAATGTGACATGGCTATTGAAGATATTATCAATGAGGCAATAGTTGCAAACGAAAACAAACAACCGGTTAGATTAGTAACCGATTCTGTTCCTTACAGTAAAAATATAAGATTTAGAATAGAAGAAGAATTTACAGAAATATTAAGATTATTACAATTCAATACTAGAGGTCACGATATTTTTAGACGTTGGTACATTGATGGTAGAATTTATTTTCAAAAAATAATAGATACTGAAACAGGCAAATTAGGTATTACTGAACTTAAATATTTAGACCCTCGAAAAATTAAAAAAATCAGAGAAGTAAGAAAAAGAAGGCCTGACGGGGTTGCTCCATCAGTTACAAATTTGGTAGACGAAGTTCAGGAATACTTTTTATTTAATGAAAGAGGTGTAGGTGGTGCTAGTTTACAAGGTATTAAAATTGCAGTAGACACTATCGCATTTTGTCCATCAGGTTTAATAGACCAAAACAAAAATATGGTGTTGTCTTATTTACATAAGGCGATTAAACCTGTTAATCAATTAAGAATGATTGAAGACGCTGCTGTTATTTACAGAATAGCTAGAGCGCCTGAAAGAAGAATATTTAAAATTGATGTTGGTAATTTGCCTAAAATGAAAGCTGAACAATATTTGAGAGACGTTATGGCAAGATATAGAAACAAACTTGTTTATGACGCACAAACAGGTGAAATCAGAGATGATAGAAATTACATGTCAATGTTAGAAGACTTTTGGTTACCAAGTAGAGAAGGTGGCAGAGGTACAGATATTACAACTTTACCAGGTGGTCAAAATCTAGGAGAAATTACAGACATAGAATACTTTAGAGCAAAACTTTATAGATCGTTGAATGTTCCTTCAAGTAGATTAGAAGCTTCTACAGGTTTTAACTTAGGAAGATCAACCGAAATAACAAGAGACGAATTAAAATTTACTAAATTTGTTCAAAGATTAAGAAAAAAATTTACTGAACTATTTAATGATATTTTAAAAACACAATTGGTGATAAAAGGAATTATTGCTGAAGAAGAATGGTCAATGATTAGAGATAATATTTTTTATGATTTTTTACAAGACGGTCACTTTGCAGAATTAAAACAGTCTGAAATCTTAAAAGATAGAATAACACTGGCTAACGATGTAAGAGACTATGTTGGTAAGTACTTTTCGGTTGAGTATGTCAGAAAAAATATATTAAAACAATCTGATAAAGACATAGAAGAAATTAATAAACAAATTAAAAAAGAAATTGACGATGGAATCATATCATCACCTGGCAACCAGGTTGTTGATAGTGAGGACTCGATCAATCAATAAATTAATGGAGAAAAAAAATGCCAAATAACGAAGTAAAAAACTTTATAGACAAATTAAGTGCAGGTAAAAACGCAGACGCTGGTGACGCTTTTAAAGCTGCATTAAGAGATAAGGTAGGTGACGCATTAGACCAGAGAAGACAAGATATTGCTGGTACTATGTTTACCCCAACATCTTATAGTGATAAAAAACCTGAGGCAGCAGTTCCAGGACAATTTAATCCAGACGGATCAATTACAAATATTGATGGCACAGTTGGTCAAACAGCTAGTGAATTACTAGCATCAACTAAACCTGAACTTTCAGATATATAATTAAATGCTGACAGTAAGTAATATTGTAGAAGAACAAAAATTATTTGACAGTAATTCGTTTAAACAATTAACTCCTGTTTTGCAATCTACTGTCAAACAAATTTTCAAGTTTTGTGAAGAAGATACTAGTGCTAACGACTTGGTAGTTAAATTTGAAAATGCTTTAGAACTTCTTGTTGGTGTTAATAAAATAGAAAGAAAACAATTGGAAGATTATTTTGATGATGAAATTAGTGAACGATTAGGAAAATTAGGAGAATAATAAATGGCAGATGTAGTTACAACTCAAACAATATCAGATACGTCTGGTGTAAAATATGTTGTTAAAATAACTAACGTATCAGATGGTACTGGAGAAAGTTTAGTACAAAAAATAGATGCTTCAGCAACTACCTTTATGACTGAAGACGGCAATAGAAAGTTAAGTAAGATTTGGTATTCTATTAACACAAATAATAATAAGTCAGCGGTTCAGTTATTGTGGGCAGGAAATACAAATGCAACTATTGTTTTATTGTCTGGAAATGGTCATTGGGATTTAAGAACATCTGGAAATGAAATAGGTAATAATTCTACAACACCTACAGGTGATGTATTGTTATCAACTTTAAATTTTTCAGCTGGAGATAATTATACTATTTTACTAGAGTTTAGGTAAGAAATCTTATAAATATTAGCAATCTTTAAACACAGAGAGAATTTATGAAACTAATATCAGAAGAAGTACAAAATGCCGAATATATTGTTGAAGAAACAAACGGTAAAAAGAATTATAGGATTAAAGGGGTTTTTTTACAATCCGAGATAAGAAATAAAAATGGTCGTGTTTATGAAAAAGACATACTTGAAAAAGAAGTAAAAAGATATTCTACAGAATTTATCAATAAAAAAAGAGCATTTGGTGAACTTGGACATCCAGACAGTCCAACAGTAAATTTAGAGAGAGTGTCACACATGATCACCAATTTATATGCGGATGGTAATAATTTTATTGGTGAAGCTAAAATAATGGATACACCATACGGTAAGATTGTAAAGAGTCTTATTGATGAAGGCGCTAAGTTAGGCGTATCATCACGTGGTATGGGTTCATTGTCACAAAGAGGTGGTGTTAATTATGTAGGTAAAGACTTTTATTTAGCTACAGCCGCTGATATTGTTGCAGATCCAAGCGCTCCAGACGCTTTCGTAGAAGGAATAATGGAGAGTAAAGAATGGGTATGGGACAATGGTGTACTCGTTGAAAAGGATATAGCGTCCTGGAAACGAGATATAGAGACTGCTAAAAGGTTTGCGCTGGCTGAGGCTAAAGCGGAAGTCTTTAAAAAGTTTCTTAAAAAACTGTAGTTGTATAAATATAACTAGAGAATTTAATAAATAGTTAAACATAATATAATAAGGAGATATCTCAATGTCAGAAGAATTAAGAAACATTGAAGCAATAAAAGATCAACAAGTGATAGTAGAGAACACTGCTAATACTAATGCTGATCTTCCAAAAAAGAATGCTGTAGCGGCTGAGCCGAACCATCTGAAAAATGATGCTGAAGACTTAGGCGCAGCTGTTGTTAAACCAACAGATAGCAATCCGGATGCTTCAAAATCAACTAAACAAGTTTCTGGTGACCCTCAACAAAAAGCTCAAGGTACAGCTGACGTTATGCCTAAGTTAAAAGAGGGAGACGAAACTGAAATGTCGGATAAGAAAAAATCTGAAATTAAAGAAGGAGAGATGCCAAAAGCAGCTCTTGACGCTCTTAAAAAATCGCAAGATAAAAAAGAGATGTCACACGAAGGCGAAAAGAAAGACAAAGACATAGACGTAAAAGAACATGTTGCTGCTCTTATTGCAGGACAATCTGATTTATCGGAAGAGTTTAAAGACAAAGCTGCAACTATTTTTGAAGTTGCGATTAAATCTAAAGTAAAAGAAATCGCTGAAGAAATGGAAACAGATTACAATAAAAAATTCGAGGAAGAAACCTCTACATTAAAAGCAGAGTTAGTTGAAAAAGTTGATTCTTACCTATCATACGTGGTAGAAGAATGGATGAAAGAAAACGAACTCGCTCTTGAAAGAGGAATCAAAGGCGAAATCGCTGAGGACTTTATCAGTGGTCTAAAAAAATTATTTGAAGATCATTACATAAACGTACCAGACGAAAAATATAATGTACTTGAAGATCAAGCATCAAAAATTGAGGAGTTAGAAAACAAACTTAACGAATCAATTGAGAAAAATGTTGAATTGACTAAGCAACGTAGTAAGTATAAAGCGGCTGAAATCTTAGATGAAGCTTCTAAAGACTTAACTGAAACTGCTAAAGAAAAATTTAACAAGCTTGCTGAAGAGGTAGATTATTCAACAGAAACAGATTATAGAGAAAAAGTTAAGACAATTAAAGAGTCTTACTTTAAATCCAAAGACGTTTCTGGTGACGGTATAGACGATGTAGCGGCTAGCGAAGGAACTCATAACGAGAACCTTAGCAATGCGATGGCTGCTTATAGTGCCGCTATTAGTCAAACAAAAGAAATAAAATTGTCAAATAATGGTAATTTTAAATTAAATAAAAACATAGGGAGATAAAATACATGTATTTATCAGAACAATACGAAAAAAAATGGCAGCCCGTTCTTGAGCATCCTGATTTACCAAAAATTAGCGATTCTTATAAACGTGCCGTTACTGCTACGATCTTGGAAAACCAAGAAAGAGCTATGAGAGAAGACAGCGCCTTCTTAAATGAAGCTGCGCCTGCAAACAACACTACTGGAACTTCAAATTGGGATCCAATTTTAATTTCATTAGTACGAAGAGCAATGCCAAACTTAATCGCTTACGATATAGCTGGTGTTCAACCAATGACTGGTCCAACTGGACTTATTTTCGCAATGAGATCAAGATTCACTTCAAAAACAGGTGCAGAAGCATTGTTTGACGAAGCTGATACTGACTTCTCATCTAGAAATGCTGCTGGAGATTCTGGTTCTGGAGACGGAGTAACTGAACAGAGAGGAACTAATCCTTCTGTACTTAATGACTCTCCTGCTACTGAATTTACTAGAGGTCAAGGTATGACAACTGCTGAAGCTGAAGCTTTAGGTGATGCTGGTGCAAATCTATTTGCTGAAATGGCTTTCTCAATTGAGAAAACTACTGTAACAGCTAGATCAAGAGCTCTTAAAGCAGAATACACTATGGAACTTGCACAAGATTTAAAAGCAATCCATGGTTTAGATGCTGAAACAGAACTTGCAAACATTCTATCTGCTGAAATCCTTGCGGAAATCAATAGAGAAGTTGTTAGATCTGTTTACATTAACGCAGAAAAAGGTGCTGCAACTAACACAACTACTGCTGGTATTTTCGATTTAGATACTGACTCAAACGGTAGATGGTCTGTTGAGAGATTCAAAGGTCTTATGTTCCAATTGGAAAGAGACGCAAACAGAATCGCTCAAAGAACGAGAAGAGGCAAAGGGAACTTAATTATATGTTCAGCTGATGTCGCTTCTGCTCTTCAAATGGCTGGCGTGTTAGACTATACACCTGCTTTAAACAACAGTCTAAACGTTGATGACACTGGTTCAACATTCGCCGGTGTATTAAACGGTAGATTCAAAGTATACATCGATCCATATAGTGCAAACTCAAGCGCATCACAATATTATGTTGTGGGTTACAAAGGTACTTCACCTTATGACGCTGGTATGTTCTATTGTCCATATGTTCCACTACAAATGGTGAGAGCAGTTGGTCAAGATACTTTCCAACCAAAAATTGGTTTCAAAACTAGATACGGTTTAGTTGCGAATCCATTTGCGGAAACTGGAGCTATCTCTGGTGCTGTTACTGCTATAACTGACTCTGGTACACCTAATTCAAACAGGTACTACCAAAGAGTTAAAGTATCAAACATCATGTAATACGTTGTTACAACGATTATTAAAGAAGAAAAAGGGGGGCTTCGGTTCCCCTTTTTTTTTGGTTTTTATTTAGATTATAAATAGGTTTATGATAGACAAAAGAAGAAGACAAAGAATTTCAAACTAACTAATAGGATTAATGTATAATTTTGTATTATGAAAAATTTATTAAGAACCATATTAGGAATGCTTGTGATAATAGTTTGTATCAAGATATTTGTTTTGTTGTTTTTTATATGTTATGTTCGTTTTTATGATTATAATATACATTTACACCTTGAAAAACCAGCACAGGTAGAAACTATAAAAGACTTTTCTAAATAATATATAAATAATATTATGACAACTACTCAGAACCGACAACCTACAAAACTAGATTATGCTAGTCCAACACAGTTCAAATTTAGTATAGCTAAACTACCAAAAGTAGAATATTTTTGTGTATCGTGTAATATACCTGGTATATCATTATCTAATGTACCAACACAAGCTACACCATTTAAAAGCATACCTTTGCCTGGCGATAAATTAAATTATGAAACTTTAACAATGACTTTTATGGTAGATGAAAATTTAGAAAACTATCAAGAAATACACGGTTGGCTACGAGGTCTAGGTTTTCCTCAAGATCATGCAGAATTTCAAAATCTTTTATCAAGTGGTAATGATAGATTTCCTGGTAGTACAAGCAGTATATTAAGTGACGCAGGTCGAACAAAATATGCACCACCAAGAACAGGCGGCATTTATTCAGATGCTACGTTGAGTGTACTGTCAAGTAAAAATAATTCGCTTGTAGAAGTTAGATTTAGAGATGTGTTTCCTGTTTCTCTTTCTGGTCTTGGTTATAATCAACAAGCTACAAGTGTTGAGTATCTTACGGCGTCTGTTACTTTTGACTATAGAATATATGATTTTGCTACAGCAGGGGCGTCTAGAACAGCAGTTACAACATCTTAATAAATAAGATTGAACAATATTATGAACAAGCGGAGATATAATGGATTTAGAACAATTACAAGACTTAGCAGATAAAGACTTAAAACTTAACGATATTGAGTTAGATTTAGAATCTTTAAAAACACCACAACTTCATAACAAATATTTAAAATTTTTAACTAAATTTAAGTTGTTATTAACACGTGCTGAAGACGAATACAGGACGATCAAGTTAACTAAGTGGGAATATTATACAGGCAAAGCTGACCCACAAGTATACGTAAATAAACCTTTTAATTTAAAAATATTAAAAACAGATATACAACAATATATTGACGCAGACTTAGAGGTGCAAAAAGGAAATCAAAAAGTAAAGTATTTAGAAACGGTTGTAGATTTCTTAGATAGATCACTAAGACAAATTAACAATAGAACATTTACTATTAAGAACGCAATAGACTGGAAAAAATTTACTAGTGGAGCTGTATAATGTATTTAACCAACAACCATTGTCTTTCAGTATCAGCGTTTTCAGAAAGTTGGTGCAAAGAAGTAATAAAAAATGCGGAAAATTTAAAAATACAAAAAGCGTCAATACAAGACGGCAACAATAATAATAGAAGTTCCAGGGTCGCATGGATTAAAGAAAATGAAGAATTATATAAATCGTTAGAAAATATAATCTATGGTCATAATGCAAAGGCTGGTTGGAATTTTGACATAAGAGAGTTTGAACCTTTTCAATATACAATATACGAAAAAGGAGACCACTACAATTGGCACATAGATTCACATACTAAGCCTTACAACAATGGTTCTATCAGAAAGATAAGTTTTACTTTGTGTTTAAATGACGAGTACGAAGGAGGACAATTTGAAATTGCAAGTCTAAATCCTAAAGGAATTGATCAGAACATAAGGTTTGATAAAAAGTTTACTATAGGTACAGTAATATCTTTTCCTTCATTTAGTTGGCATAAAGTGCATCCAGTGACCAAAGGAACAAGAAAAGTTTTGGTAGGTTGGATTGTTGGTCCTTCTTTTGTATAATGCCCAATATCAGATACATTATAGTTGACAAGTTAAACGATGTCTATTTAAAGATAGATACGGAAGCGGATATTCGTAGAGAATTATCGGAATATTTCTGCTTTGAGGTCCCAGGATATAAATTTATTCCCGCTTATAGAAATCGGATGTGGGATGGTAAGATAAGACTATTTTCTTATGCAACTGGCCAAATCTATGTTGGACTTTATCCTTATATACTTAAATGGTGCGAAGATAATAAAATACAAGTCGTAGATGGCACTAAAATAAAAGATACAGATTTAGATATAGAAGGCGTTGTTGGTTTTATTAAAGCATTAAAGATACCTTTGGAGTTAAGAGATTATCAAAAAGCTGCCTTTATACACGGCTTAAAAAAGAATCGTTGTTTATTATTGTCGCCAACAGCATCAGGTAAATCATTAATTGTTTATCTATTGGTAAGATTTAATATATTGAGATTGAAAGAAAAAACAAATAATAAGATACTGATTATAGTGCCAACAACATCATTGGTCGAACAATTATTTAAAGACTTTGAAGATTATGGTTGGAATCCTGATAAAAATGTACACAGAATATATCAAGGCCATGATAAAGAAACAAATAAAAATGTGATTATATCTACTTGGCAATCAATATATAATTTACCTAAAAAGTGGTTTAATCAATTTGGCATGGTGATTGGCGATGAATGTCATTTGTTTAAAGCGGTTTCACTAACAAAGATAATGACCAAACTAGAAAACTGTAAATATAGAATAGGTCTTACAGGTACTTTGGATGGTACTAAAACACATAAGTTGGTATTAGAAGGATTGTTTGGTACCGTAAACAAGATTATATCTACAAGTGAATTGCAAGAGAAAAAACAATTAGCGGAATTAAAAATCATATGTTTGGTATTACAACACGATAAAGATGTTAGACACATGTTAAAGGATAAAACTTACCAAGAGGAAATGGATTATCTGGTCAGAAATGAAAAACGAAACAAATATATCAGAAATTTAGCTTCTAACCTACAAGGCAATACTTTGTGTTTATTTCAATACGTAGAAAAACACGGCAATGATTTATACAATATGATAAAAGAAAAGGCCGAAGATAAAGTTGTTTTTTATGTGCATGGAGGAGTTGAAACAGATGATAGAGAAAGTATTAGAGAAATCACAGAAAAAAGTGACAACGCCATTATTGTGGCTAGTTACGGAACTTTTTCAACCGGAATTAATATACGTAATTTGCATAACATTATTTTTGCTAGTCCTTCTAAGTCTCGCATAAGAAATTTACAATCAATTGGTCGTGGATTAAGGTTAAAAGATAATAATTCAGCTGCGACCTTATATGATATAGCCGATGATATAAGTTATAAAGAAAAAGAAAATTATACTTTAACACACTTTCGTGAACGGATAAATATTTACAACAGTGAAGATTTTAATTATGAAATACACAACATAGAACTAAATGGTAGCAAAGATGGAAAATAACATTAAAATCATTAAGTTGGCGAACGGAGACGATATCGTTGGTGTAGTAGATATTTCAAAAAGGCAGTTAGATCCAAAAAACAAAACAATTAATATAGAGAAGCCTTTACAAATAAAATATGTGCCACAAATAACTCCATTAGGATTTAGAGACTATATAGCGTTGATTCGTTGGACGGCCTATACTGATGATGAACAAATTACTATCCCAAAAGACAAGATTATGACTATTACAAATGCCAATGATAGTATGAGTAAAAGTTATCTTGGTGTTGTTGACACATATGAAGATATTCCTTTAACTAATAATAAAAAAACAAAAACAGCCGCTGTTAAATTTTCTACTTCCGATAATAAGAAAATAAATGAAATATTTGAAGATGGCTTTTTTGATGATGATGATAATGATAGCGGAACTTTACATTAAGAATAAAAAATACTTAGAACGGTACCTGGAGCTTCTTCTTCAAACGGACACACCGTTCATTATACATAAAATTATTAAAAAGTCAATGCTGGTTTCTACCAAAACTGAAATTTTTTTGCGGGCATAGCTCAGTGGTAGAGCGTCTCGTTGCCAACGAGAAGGTCGAGGGTTCGACCCCCTTTGCCCGCTCCAATTAGCAAGAGGAACATTGACAAAAATGATAAAGTATAGTATATTAAATATATGAAACAAAAAAAAGAACACTACGTAAACAATAAAGAATTTTTAGAGGCGATGAATGTTTATAGAAGTTCCGTGGAAAAAGCAAAAAAGGCAAAAAAACCTAAACCATTAGTAGGAGATTATCTTGGTTCTTGTTTTTTAAAGATTGCCAATCACCTTTCATATAGACCTAATTTTATAAATTATACTTTTAAAGATGACATGATATCGGATGGAATAGAAAACTGTCTACAATATCTTGACAATTTTGACGGTAAAAAATCAAAAAATCCTTTCGCTTACTTTACTCAAATAATTTATTATGCTTTTATAAGAAGAATAATAAAAGAAAAAAAACAAACAACCATTAAACACAAGTTAATTAACAAATCTAATCTAGATGACTTTACTTTACAACCAGGTGATGAACACATGAAGTCAGAATTAAAACATTTAATGGCCGATTATCTACAAAAAAATCTGCCATTGAACTCTCAGGAAAAGATTGCTGAAGAAGTTGAAAAAAGTAAAAAGAAACGAAAAAAAAGAACAAGCAAGAATAGTTTAGTTTCCTTTTTTGAAAATTATGAAGATAGCGCTACTAAATGATACACACTTTGGTTGTCGTAATGATTCTCCACATTTTATAAACTATCAGAATAGATTTTATGAGGAACAATTTTTTCCTTATATTATTAAAAATGATATAAAATGTTTAGTACATTTAGGCGATGTAGTAGATAGACGAAAGTTTATTAACCACAATACGGCACACAATTTCAAAATAAAATTTTGGGATAAATTAAAAAATTTAAATATTGATACTCATATTATATTAGGCAATCACGACACTTATTATAAGAATACAAATGAAGTTAATGCTTTACAAAATCTTAATTTAAGTGGTGAAGTTAAAATATATTCAAAAGCTACCGAAGTAAATCTTGGTGGTTTAGACATATTATTCATACCATGGATATGCGAAGATAATATAGAAGACACTTTGTATAAACTAGATAACTCCACATCACAAATTGCCTTTGGACATTTAGAGATAAAAGGTTTTGAAATGCACAGAGGTATTATAAACGAACATGGGTTAGAAAAAGAACAATTAAGAAGATTTGAACAAGTATTGTCTGGTCACTTTCATAAAAAATCAGATGACGGACATATTTTTTATTTAGGTACACAATATCAAATTATGTGGTCAGACTATAATTGTCCTAAAGGCTTTCATGTATTTGATACAAAAACCAGAGAGCTAGAACGAATAGAAAATCCTTTAGCTATATTTAAAAAATTAGTATACGATGATAAAAAAGAAAACTATAACAATTTAGATTTATCTTCTTATGAAAATTGTTTTGTAAAACTGTTTGTAAATAGAAAAACTAATACAGAAATGTATGGTAATCTAGTAGAAAGATTTTATAATAACGCAAACGTACATGAATTAATTATTAATGAAGATACAAATGATATAACACAAACAGTTAGAGTGGACACCATAGATCAAGGAGAAGATACTTTAACATTTTTAGGTAACTATATTGATCAAGTAGATACTAAATTAGATAAAACAAAACTAAAAGAGTTTGCAAAAGAATTATATACAGAGGCTAGTGAGTGATAGTATTTAAAAAGATAACATATAAAAACTTTTTATCTACAGGTAATATACCTATAGAAATAGAATTAAACAAATCACACACAACATTAATAGTAGGACAAAACGGATCGGGTAAATCCACCTTACTTGATGCTCTATGTTTTGTTTTGTTTAATAAACCATTTAGAATGATAAAAAAAGAACAAATAGTAAATTCAATAAACAATGCTGATTGTGTTGTAGAAATAGAATTTAATATAGGCACGAAACAATATAAAATCATACGTGGCATAAAACCAAACATATTTCAAATATATCAAGACGGCACTCTTATTAATCAAGACGCAAACAGCATTGACTACCAAAAATATATAGAAGAAAATATAATGAGACTTAACTATAGATCATTCTTACAAGTTGTATTATTAGGTTCATCAGCATATGAACCTTTTATGAAAATGAAACCAAGATATAGACGAGAAGTTGTTGAAGAAATATTAGATATAAGAGTATTTGGACTTATGGATTTAATATTAAGAAGCCAACAATCAGACCTGTCAAGAAAAACTGTAGATATGAGACACCGTGCCGATCTTATACAAACCAAGTATGAGACAGAGTTAAATCACTTCAATGCACTCTCCGACCTTAATATGAACGACCTGGACGGTAAAAAGCAGGTGTTTATCAAGAACCAAGAAGATAGTACAAAGTATAGTGATAATATAGAAAAATTGAACAAACAGATAGGTTACTACAAGAAAGACATAGAGGATAAAGATAAAGTAGAAAAAAAAGTAAACCAACTATTAAAACTAGAAGCTAAGATAGAAACCAATCTTAATACTCATCAAAAATCATTAGAGTTTTTTAATAACAATGATAACTGTCCTATTTGCACACAATCTATAGATCAAGAATTTAAAGTAAAAAAAATAGAGGATACTAAGACAAAAGTAAAAACTCTATCAGACGGTATGAAAGAATTATTAAGTGAATTAACTAATACAGAATTAAAACTATCAGAAATGAATAAGATTTCCGAAAAAATAAATGAATTAAATATTAATATATCTAAATTTGAAACCTCTCTGGACGAGATAAACAAATTTAGCAATAGAATACATGAAGAAATCAAGATGTTAGAAAATAAACAAACTGATGGTAAAGAAGTTAAGGCACAACTAGAAGAACTTAACAAACAGTTAAATGAAACTAAAGTTGAAAGAGACAGAATAATCGAACAAAAAAACTACGTGGACATATTGAGAGAGATATTAAATGATAAAGGAGCTAAAGCTCAGATTATACGTAAGTATGTACCTATAATGAACAACCTAATTAATCAACATTTACAGGCAATGGATTTCTTTGTATCATTTCATTTAGACGAGGAGTTTAATGAAACAGTTAAAAGTAGATTTAGAGACACCTTTAACTATAATAACTTTAGCGAGGGTGAAAAAATGAGAATAGACCTTGCATTATTATTTACATGGAGACATATTGCCAAAATGAAAAACAGTACAAATACAAATCTATTAATATTAGATGAAATATTTGATGGTAGTTTAGACGGACAAGGTACTGATGATTTTTTTAAAATCATAACACAATTAACAAAAGAAAACATTTTTATCATATCACATAAAGGCGATATACTGTTTGATAAATTTACCAATATAATTAAATACGAAAAGTATAAAAATTTTACAAGATTACAACTAACATAGGAGATAATATGGGAACCACACAAAAAAATGTAATTAAACAACCACAACAAAAGGTAAATAAAATCAGTAGTGGTATAAACAAGCGAAATACTGAATCTTACACCGATAAAACTACGGAAGAAACGATAAAGAATAAACCTGTAAATAAGATTTTGATTGAGCCAAAAGAAAATGTTAATGATGGTACGTTTAAACTAATACCACCAACAGACGCTAGAGTGAACTCAGCAATAGCACCTTTTTCAGATGATATGTTAAAAGATTATAACATAAAAGATAGAACAGAACTAAAAGATAGAATGTTTAAAACCATGTTAAAATATGGAGGCATAGGACTTTCAGCGAATCAAGTAGGCCTACCTTTTAATATGTTTGTTTTAGGCGCTCACGAACATGTAGAAAAAGGGTTAAAGATGACATGTTTTAATCCAATTATAATTAACAAAAGCGAAGAAACTATAGTAATGAAAGAGGGATGTTTAACCTTTCCTTATTTATTTTTATCTATAACAAGGCCAAGAAAAGTGGTTGTTAAATACCAAGACGAAAACGGCGATCTACAAGAAGGACATCTTGACGGTACTGTTAGTAGAATATTCCAGCACGAGTATGAACATATGTTAGGTAAGAATTTTACTAATGGTGTATCTAAAATGAAATTAGATTTTGCATTTAAAAAAGCAGGAAAACAAATAAAAGCTTATCAAAAACACAAGTCGGAGATGTAAAAACATAAACTTGACTTTTTTAAAATTTTATGATATCCTAATATTATTATTATTATGACAGCAGTAGCAAAAGAAGATTTTGATATACATGCCAAGCAAGATTTAGAAGGCGTTGAGAGGAAGTGGAAAAAGTTCCAAGAAGAAAACGATATTGAGGCTATTGAACAAGTAGACGAGAGAGTACTTAAAGAAGCTATTCAAAAAGATTTAGGATACGTGTCAAAGATGACTGTACAAGAGTATACCCTATTTCAAAAGTGGCAAGAAGTACATAGAAAATTCCCTACAACCGAATCAACTACATTGTATGGTACTGAAAAAATACTAACATCACCTGAACAAAGAACTCAAATAGATACAGTTAGAAACAATATCTGGATTCCCGAATCACCTGAAGACTATGAAAAATTAGAACCGATATTAGAATTTACAGATGATAGATTAAGTCAAAATCTAGGTGCATTAGATATTATAGATGAAACTAATACCATCAAAGGCAAAGCAGTAAGAACATCCAAACTATCAGAGAACTGGAATACATTAAGAACTTTCTTATCTACCATGAAAAACAATAGTAATATTGGTAGACAATTATTCTTTAATGTAAATGATAATAGATCAGGTAAACATTTAGGTGTCATTTGTATATCTGGTGACTTCATGGATTTAACACCTAGAGACAGTGCTATTGGTTGGGACAGACAGAGTAAAACATTTGGTGGCATGATTAATCATACAGCAATTGGTTCTTCTATTGTACCTACACAACCATTAGGTTACAGTTATACAGGTGGTAAACTATTAGCATATCTATGTTTATCAGATGAGGTACAGAAATTATGGCATGACAAGTATGGCGACAAGTTAGTAGGAGTTACTACAACATCTTTATATGGTAAGGCGAAAGCAAACACTTTAAGTCAATATGATGGATTAAAATATTGGAAACGCATGGGTTTCACTATGGGTTCTGTTTCATATGAACCACAAACAGCAACTAAAAAATTAATTAAACAATGGTTAAAGAAAAACCATACTAGAAAATACTTTGAATGGTATGAAGCAACCAGAGCCAACGGCCAACCATTAAAAAGAGATCATAAGAATAGATCATATATGTTTACTTATTCTAAAATGGGCATAGAAAAATCTTTAATCAAAACAGACCATGCCAGAGGTATCTATTTTGCAAGACTATTTGAAAACACTTATGAATATTTAAGAGGTGAAGTAAAAGATGATGGTCTTATTAAACGATTCGATTCTTCTACAGAGGCATTAGTCAAAGTATGGAAACAAAAACATGCTTCAAATAGAATTAAAAACCTATTAGCAACTAATAGGTTCTCCAAAGAATCACACTTCTATGATGATTTGATATACTTGGATTGGGAAGAAACAAAGAAAAAATACCTTTTTCAAGTCGGCCGGTAACAACCTTTGACACAATTTGAACACAATCTTTCAAAAATCGTTGACCTACATACGTTTTTTTATGGCGCTTTTTGCTTGAAAAGTATATAATAGTATGATAGGATATACGTATGATCAAACTTAATAAAGTAAATATAGAATCAAAGTCGCAATTAGCAAAACTATTTGCTACAGAAAATTTATCAGTAGAACACAATAACGTAAAAACAGCTTCTTTTGACTTAGAGAACAGAATTGTTACTTTACCAATATTCAAAAATCCACAAGGTGATGTTTACGATATGTTAACAGCACACGAATGTTCACACGCATTACACACTCCTATGAAAGCGTGGTCTAAATTAAAAGATCCAAAATACAGAGCTTATGTTAACGTTATTGAAGATACTAGAATAGATAAACTTATTCAAAAAAAATATCCAGGTATTGTAAGAAATTATATTAATGCTTTTGAAATCTTAATGAAAGATAATTTCTTTGGTTTAAAAGATAAAAATGTAAATACTGATTTAATGTTAATTGACAAAATTAATATGTATTATAAATCATCTAAAAAATTAAATATTGAATTTTCAGATGAAGAAAAAGTATGGGTAGATAAGATTGACAATATTAAAACATTTAAAGATGTATTAAGAATAGCAAAAGAATTATACGGATGGCAAGAAAAGCAATTAGAACAATTAGCTAAATTACCAGACTTTGATCTACACCCTTTAGCAAAAAATTACAAACTAGGCAAAGACGGCAAACCAAAAAAAATTGAAGTTGCAACACAGAACGGTGATGAAACACCAGGTGGTGATAACACTGATGCTGATGACAAAAAAGAATCAGACGACAAAGAGGCTTCTTCAAAAGTTGGTAATCCAGATGGCGCTGGTGGTCAAAACGTATTAGTAGATACAAATCTAGGTTGTCTTACAGATCAAAACTTTGAAGAAAAAAAAGATAACTTATTAGACAAAACAAAAACTTATAGATACGCTACTTTACCTGAACCTATTTTAAAAAATGGTTTAGTGTCTTATGATCAATTCTTAAAAGACATGAGAACAAACATTAACAGTTATTTGTTTAATGTTAGGGATAATGATAGCATAAGAGGATATAAACAGTATTACAGTTGGGTTAAACAAGAATTTAAAAAATTCAAAAAAGACAATGCAAAAACTGTTATGTACCTTGTTAAAGAATTTGAAATGAAAAAAGCGGCGACCGCTTATAAGAGAGCAACCACTGATAAAACAGGTGTTATTGATCCTCTTAAATTAAAAAATTATAAATTCAGCGATGACATTTTTAAAAGATTGACTATAATACCTAATAGTAAAAATCACGGTATGATTATGTTATTAGACTGGTCAGGTTCTATGTGTGATATTATTGATAAAACTGTACAGCAATTATGTAATCTAGTATGGTTCTGCCAAAAAACAAATATACCATTTGAAGTTTACTTGTTTAAAGATACTAGAAATGTCTCTGTAGGTAAAGAGGCACCTACTGATATGTTTAAATTTAAAAACGGCGATGTATTTGCTGAAAAAGCAGTAATAGTAAATGTTGTCAGCCATAGAATGAAAAAAACAGTATTAAATGAATCATTATTTCATTTATATAATATGTGTGCTTATTTTAATAGAAGTTACAATCCTTTTTCAACACTTTCTTCAAAAAAATACGAAGGCTATCCTATTCCTGTTTCGGAAGAATATTACTTATCTTCTACTCCATTAAATGAAGCAATACTTATATGCCAAAAATTAATACCTATGTTTCAATCAAAATACAATGTAGAAAAACTTTCATTTATTACTCTTACTGATGGTGACTCTAACGGCGATATGAGTGCCTATACTATTGATAAAAATACAGAAAATGGTAAAAAACCTTGCTCTGGATATAATAGTCCTCAAACTATTATCAAAGACGGCAATAAAAGATACACTACGGTAAGGAGGCTGCAAACGAATTATATGACAAATAGCCAATCTATAACAGCTACATTATTAAAAATGATACAAAAAAAATTCAAGGCTACAACAATCGGTTTCTTTTTATCTAAAAAAAGTAGTAGAAATTCTTTCTCAAGGTTTGTACCTGAATCAATTTGGACTAGACATAAAGATGGTGGTGCAAACCAATACGTAGGTATTAATAAAAATTTTGATAAGTTAAGAAAACAATATTTAAAAGACAAAGTAATTGAAATAAAAGAACCTGGTTACGATTCTTACTACATTGTTAATATTAAAGATACTAATATTGAAAACTTTAATTTACCAAATATTAAACAAGACGAATCAACAGCTAATATTAAAAAAATGTTTACGAAATCTATGAAGAATCGTATTCATTCCAGAGTATTACTAAACAAATTTATTGAAAAAATTGCATAAACTATTGAAAATGAATGATTTTTTCTTTAAAAAAAGACATAATGCTGACACAATGTTATGTTATTATGGTACATATAAACAAATGAAAAGGACTAATATATAATGATAAACGATAAACAAAGAGAATTTGTTGAATACGCTTATGGCCTATTTAACAAAAGTGTGTTGACCAAGAGTGAGTTAATACAAGCCAACAAAAAATTTGGTTGTAAATATGCTCCTCAATGGTTAATCAAAAATAAAGATTACAAAGTTGACAAAGGTACTTTCAAATTGCCACTTGATGGTGATATGAAAAAAACAGTTGTTGTAGAAGCAACTGATACTGTTGTCGAACCTAAAAGAGTAGAAGCTGCTTATATTGTATCTTCTCTTACAGGTGACATAGTGCCTAAAAAAGACCCAGTATTCGTACCATTCGGTAATTATACTGATGTTAAATCAATTATTAAATCTGGTAAATTCTATCCTGTATTCGTAACAGGTCTTTCTGGTAACGGTAAGACAATGTCTATTTTACAAGCGTGTGCTGATAATAAAAAAGAATGTATTAGAGTTAACGTTACAATTGAAACAGACGAGGACGATTTACTTGGTGGTTATAGATTAAAAGACGGACAAACTGTATGGCAGAACGGTCCAGTTATCGAAGCCATGGAAAGAGGCGCTCTTCTTTTATTAGATGAGATTGACCTTGCTTCAAATAAGATTATGTGTTTACAACCAATCTTAGAAGGTTCAGGTGTGTTTGTTAAAAAGATTAACAAATATATAAAACCAAAACAAGGCTTTAACGTAGTCGCTACAGCGAATACCAAAGGTCAAGGTTCCGAAGATGGTAAATTTATCGGTACTAACATTCTTAACGAAGCTTTCCTTGAAAGATTTCCGGTAACGTTTGAACAGAAATATCCAAATGCTAAAACCGAAGAAAAAATCTTAAACAATACATTAGAAGCTTCAGGTAAAAAAGATACTAACTATGTAAATAAATTAGTAACTTGGGCAGATGTCATTAGAAAAACTTATTTTGATGGCGGTGTTGATGAGATTATTTCAACTAGAAGATTGGTACACATTGTACAAGCGTATTCCATCTTTAAAAACAAAATCAAAGCAATCGAATTGTGTACAAATAGATTTGATGAGGATACTAAAACCTCATTCGTAGATTTATACACTAAAGTTGATGCAGGTGCTACTGCTGATCAGATTATCGAATCAAATAGACAAGCTGATGTAAATGCACAATCACAAGCTGATGATGATGAAAAGAATTCCGATGACGGTGAGGAGGAAGAAGTAACTATATAATAGGTACTTTTCCAAAATCCGTTATATTAGTCCTGAGGTGGTCAGTTTTCATAGTTGTAATCTGACCACTTCCTTACTTATAGAAAAAACAAATGATAAACAAAAAAATAACAATATAAAAAAGTAATGGGTATAAAAATAGAAGTTAGAAACGGTAACCTAGAACAGGCTATGCGTGTCTTAAAACGTAAGACTCTTAAAGATAATTTTATTAAAACATACAGAGAAAAAATGTATTATGAAAAGCCTTCCGAGAAAAAACGAAGGAAGAAAAAAGAAATGATTGCTAATTTTAAAAAAAAACAAAAATTAAAAGAAAGACTATTATAAATTTACCGAATTTAGCTTATATTGATATATATATATTATGGTCAAGGCTGCTCGTAAGTCCTCTGACAGCGAATCGGTGTTTGGTGGTTTACTCCGTAATAAACAAACCACCAGTAAAATCAATGATTTTTTAGGGCTTGTAATTAAAAAATTAATGATTATATAAATAAACGTAGAACGCCGTAAAGGGTTCTATACAAATTAACTTGCTTAACAAAGGAGATAATATGACAAATCATAAAGCAATTTCAATCTTTAATCAATTAAGACCAGTAACAGTTGGATTCGATAATGTATTCGACCACTTTGAAAGATTAATTGATAATGACTTTAGAGGACTTTCTGTCCCTAATTTCCCACCATACAATATCGTAAAGACAGGTAAAAATACCTATGATGTTGAACTAGCATTAGCTGGTTATTCTAAAAAAGATATTGATGTATCTTTAGAGGAAGGTGTACTATCTATTAAATCAGTAAAATCTGAGAAAGAAAAAGAAGTAGAAGACAATAATGGTGTATTACACCAAGGTATTGCTAAAAGATACTTCTCTAAATCTTTCACTATTGCTGAAGACGTAGAAGTTAAAGGTGCCGAATTAAAAGACGGCCTTTTAAAAGTGTCTATGGAAAGAATTGTTCCAGAACACAAAAAACCAAGAACAATTAATATTAAGTAATTAATATCCTAAAGAGGTCGATTCAATTCGGCCTCTTTCTAAGCCTTTGATAAAAAAGTTCGCAAAAGTTCGCCAGTAGTAATAAAATTTCTATAATTTCCACCTACATACCTAGAATTTACGGAAAGCAATTCATCATCACCTACTTTATATTTTATTTGTTTAGTTATACCTAATCCTCCACCAGTTCTAACTTCAGCTGTCATTCTTTTATTTTGTAAAGTTTTACCCATACTTTCTAAGTTTTTCATAAAATATGTTTTAAGTCCTGAACCTATATCCACAGTGCTTAATGTTTTAGCTTCGTTAGCAGTAAAAGCTATAAAAAATGTTATGCCTTGTACTATACCTTTTAAGTTTGCCTTTGATAACTGCTTATAAACTATTTCGTATATTTGTCCTTGTATTTTTCCATCATTAATCTTTGGTTTTAATTTACTAGCAAGATTGTCTATTTTTTTCATATCTGCATTAGTTAATTTTACTCCAAAATGATTAGTTAATCGACCAAATGCTTCTCCAGTAATACCTGTAACTTGGCCTACTTGCGTAACGTGATTTATTTTCACAGATAATTTTAAAAAAAATTTTGTTTGTTTACCTGTTCCAGGTTTACCCTCATATCCTTCATAATATGTGGTTCCTATATCTGCTTTGGTTTCTCCTTGTCCCATTACACCTAACGAAACTATATCAATTCTATCTTTGCGGCCATTTGCAAAAAAATATTCGGAGTGTTTTTGTACATTACCACTATTTGCAAACGCAGCAGCATCGTTAAAATAAGTTTGTAGGTCTGATGGTACAGATGTTCCTGATAACTTGCTTTTCAGCCAGTTAAAAGCTCCATCATTCAGTGCGTAATAAACAAAAACATGATCTTCTATCCTTGGATTTTTATTTTTACCTACGTATTCAAATGCTTTATTTACAGTTAATGATTTTACAGGTGGTTTACCTACTATGTAACCCTCAATAGTTTTATTTGTTGGTTTATTAAAATAATCTTTTAGTTTAGCAATAATATCTGTAATAGTTACAGCACCATCTCTTTTTGCTGTAAACTTAGCAACTATTGCGGCCTGCACTATTGCTTCTGCTAGGTAACCAAAAGGAACCTTTTCACCATTTTTCATAACATTACCTACATGAGGAGTAAAATCAATACGTTCACTTACTTCAATTGGTATTTTTTTTAATCCATCTTTATAAGTTATTAAATTTAATTTTTGTTTAGACATAGATTCTAACGATTTAATTGCTTTAGAATTTGTGGGTGAAGGTTTTTTTAACGTATATATATTAGCATCACCGGTAGCACCTTTGATTAAAGTTATTTGAGTTCCTTTTAATTGAGATAAAGCATGGGATATGTGTCCTTGTAAACTAGATATACTGGTGGTATTAATAATTGAATTTGCCATATACTATATTTATCACATATATATTTTTATTGTAAGCTTGACTGTTTAGATTATATGTGATATAGTACATACAGACAATATGAAAATTAATTATATAATTAAAGAAATTACAAGATTTGAAGCCACAGAATTTGTGCAAAAATTTCACTATTCTCCTGTAATGCCTTCTATTACTAAACATTTTTTAGGATTTTTTGTTGATAATAACATCAAAGGTGTAATGACTTTAGGCTGGGGTACTCAACCTAGACAAACAATAAACAAACTATTTCCTGGATTAGAATCAAAAGATTATTATGAGATAGGCAAAATGTGTATGGATGAAGATATGCCTAAAAACTCAGAAAGTCAAATGGTATCTTCTGCTATAAAGTGGTTAAAAAAAACTCATCCTAGTGTTTCTTTTCTTTACACAATGGCCGATGGCATAATGGGTAAATGTGGATATGTTTATCAAGCTTCTAACTTTTATTTCGGAGAGAAATACTGGACAGACGTTTACTTAATGGAAAACGGCGAGAAATTACATCCAAGAAGCGCTAAATCTTTATTAGTAGAAAACGCCAATTTTTCAGGTAAGAAAAAATTATTTTGGTTTACCACAGATTATATGAAACACAAAGGCATTAAAAAGATAAAAGGTTATATGTTTAGATACATCTATCCATTAAATGATAAGGCTAAAAAATTGATGAAAACAGGTTCTACTTTACAATGGTCTTTAAACTATCCTAAAGATTCAACTCTGGAGTGGCTAGATGCCACTGATTCTAAAAACAAAATTAAAATAAAACAACCAAATTTTACCTTTGAAAAGGCAAAATACAACACAAAAAACATAGATAAACACAATAAAAACAAATTTACAGGAACACTTGATAAATTCTTGTAGATGTATTATAGTAAAATAAAAAAATATATGGTCAAAGGAGCATTGACTTATTCGGCCATATCTGATATATTAAATAATGCGGATGTCGTATAAAAGTAATATGATAGGTTTCCAACCTGTAGAAGATTGGGCAGTACAATCCATCCGCTCCAAAACAAACAATGAATAGGAGTGAATATATAATGAACTTGTCAACTGACACGATAGCGATGTTAAAAAATTTTTCTGATATTAATCAGCAAATTTTAATTACGCCAGGAAATAAAATACAAACTATTTCCAATATGAGAAATATTTTAGCAGAGGCTGAAATAAAAGAAAAATTTGATAGCGAATTTGCTATCCATGATTTACCACAACTTTTGAGATCGTTGGATTTATTTAAAAATCCTGAACTTAAATTTAATGGTGGATCTTCAATGACGATTAGTGATTCTAATTCTAAAAATAGTAGCAAAATAGTTAAGTACTTTTTTTCTGAAAAAAGCTCGGTATTTAAACCGACCAAAATTAATATGCCTGATAAACATGTTACATTTACATTAAAAAATGATGACTTAGTAGAATTGCACAAAGGCGTTTCTACTTTAAATTTGCCAGATGTTGTAGTAACAGGTGATGGTACAAATATCAAATTAATTGCTACTGATAGAAAAAATAAAACTTCAAATGAAGTGGCTATTACAATAGGACAATCAGATATTAAGTTTAATGCTTACTTTAAATCAGAAAACTTTAAAATGATACCAGATGATTACGATGTAGGAATAAGTAAAGAAAGAATATCTAGTTTCATATCCAAAGGTAAAAACGTACAATATTGGATCGCATTAGAACCTGATAGCACTTTTTAAATATAAAATTTAAATTTTTAATAGTGCATACCTGATTCAAAAAATTTATTGAATCAATTAGAAAACAAGTTTAACAACTTATTATATAATGAAAGAGGTGAAAAATGGAAGACAAAATATTTCTTTGGACAGAAAAATATAGACCTAAGACAATAGAAGACTGTATTCTACCAGATGAAACAAAAAATACTTTTCTAGAGTTTCTATCAAAAAAAGAATTACCAAATATGTTATTATCTGGTACCGCTGGTACTGGTAAGACAACTGTTGCTCGTGCTTTATGCGATCAATTAGATTTAGATTATATTATAATTAATGGTTCAGATGAAGGCCGACAAATAGATACTTTGAGATATAAAGTAAAAAATTTTGCGACAACCGTTTCTTTCAATATAAATTCTAAACACAAAGTAGTTATTATAGATGAAGCTGATTATATGAACGCCGAATCAGTACAACCTGCTTTGAGAAATTTCATAGAAAGTTTTTATAATAATTGTAGATTTATATTTACTTGTAATTATAAACACAAAATCATACCAGCTTTACATAGTCGTTGTACCGTAATCGATTTCAAAGTTTCTAATGGCCAGGTTAAAAAGACGGCTCTTGCGTTTATGGAACGTACGGAAACTATTTTAAAAGAAGAAAAGATTGAATATGATAAAAACATATTAGCTCAATTAATTGAAAAACATTATCCGGATTTTCGTAGAACTATAAATGAACTTCAAAGGTATTCTGTACGTGGTAAGATTGACAGTGGTATTTTATTTAATCTAAAAGAAACCGACTATAAAAATCTTATGAGTTACCTAAAAAGTAAAGAGTTTGATAGTATGAGAAAGTGGGTGGTAAATCATTTAGATATGGATTCTACGGACCTATTCAGAGGTGTATACGATAGTCTACGTCAAAACCTAGAACCCAAATCTGTGCCTCAAGCAATATTAATAATAGCTGGTTATCAATACAAAGCTGCTTTTGTGGCAGACCATGAGATCAATACAATAGCTTGTTTAACTGAAATCATGGCCAACTGTAAGTTTAAATGATAACTCCTTGTATATATTTTATATTAGATACAGGCACTAATAAAGTTAAACTTGGATTTGCTTCAGATTTAGAAAAAAGACTTGTAGCATTAAGTACAGGCGCCCCTAGTGAATTAATTGTAATTGCCACCATTTCTTGTTTAGAACAACAAAAAAATAGTGAAGAAAAAAAAGCTCATAATTATTTTAAAAAATACAAATCAAAAAATAAACATAATAGAGAATGGTTTGAACCGGAAATATTACCTTTTATTCCCGCTTATGTTAAAGAAAGAAAAGGCGTATTAATTGATGAAAATAATTCTTTAAACAATAAAAAATCTAAAAAGGTAGAAGATAGATTTGTAATCAATACATTATGGGGTCCTGAAACATTAGAAAGAAAGATACCTAGATGTTATTTTTTTACAGATCAAAATGCTGACCTTTTAACTTACGCCGGAATAAATGAAAGATATCGAACAATATCTTGGAAGAGCAAAAGAATACATATATCAAAAAAATTTCACGATATAATGTCGCAATTAAGAAAAGAAGGATATTAATAAGTGTACGAATTGAAAGATTATTTAAAAGCTATTAACGAATCAAAAGAGAATCTATTGGACACTACTGATATTGCCTGGACTAAAAAATATCCACCATATATAATAAACAAGTGTTTATCTCAATATGTCGATACACTTCCACATGCAAATGAAATGAACGGGTACCACTTCTTGGATAAAGATATACAATTTACCTTTTTACTAAATAGTATTAGACCAAAAAAACGATTTGGAGGAAGATGGTTAGCACCTCAAAAACTTAATGATTTGGGGATGATTAAAGAGTATTATGGATATAGCAACGAAAAAGCGAGGCAAGCTTTACAAATTTTAACAACAGAACAAATATCTAAAATTAAACAAGCCACATACAAAGGCGGGAGAAGTAAATGAATGAAGAAATAAATTGGTCGCAAGACTTGATGTTGGAGGTAACCTTAAATAAACCAGACGATTTTTTAAAAGTTAGAGAGACACTTACGAGAATTGGTATTTCAAGTAGAAAAGAAAAAATACTTTTCCAGTCTTGTCATATACTACATAAACAAGGCAAGTATTACATAGTACATTTTAAAGAGTTATTTGCTTTAGATGGTAAAAAAGCAACTCTTAATAATAATGATATACAACGAAGAAATACGATTTCTAATTTACTACAAGATTGGAAATTAATAGATATTGTTAATAAAGAATTAACCATAACAAATAAAGCGCCATTATCACAAATTAAAGTATTACCGTTTAAAGAAAAAAAAGATTGGATTTTATCCGCTAAATATAATATAGGTAAAAAATTAGTTAAAGAAGAAAGCACTGATACTGATAATGCAAATACCGAAATTTAAAGATTTTATTATTGAACAAAATACAGAACGTAAGGATAATCCAATTACGGTTGCGATTATTACGAAATCAAATCCTAATATCAAAAAACAAAAAGCTGGCGAAACACCTAAAAAAGAACGTACTATTTCTTTTATAGAAAACGCTTGTGAAAAACGAGGTTTTAAATGTGTTATCATCAATACAAAACACGCTATCATCACAGGTAAAGATGAAGAAAAAAATACACTTACAGTTTATAACTTTGACGGTAAAGATAGCGAACACACCTTTGTAGGTAAAGATACTGTTTGTATTACACGAGCAGGTTCAATAGAAGACGAAGCTGGTCTATCATTAATATCAGCATTTCAAAACTCATCAGCGTTTATGTTAAACACAAGGTCGGCTATGTTGACTTGTGATAACAAATTAACAACAGCGTTACTATTTGAAAAGTTTGGTATACCTACACCAAAAACTGCCTTTGTTTCTAATGAAAAAAACTTAGATGACGCATTAAAATTAGTCGGTGGTAAGTTTCCAGTTATATTAAAAACACTAACAGGTACACAAGGTATTGGAGTTGTAAAAGTAGAAAGTTATGAAAACCTTGTATCTACTGTACAAGCATTATGGAATCACGATGCCGAAGTATTATTACAAGAGTTTATGGAAGTACCTTTTGATATAAGAACTTTTGTAGTAGATAATAAGATATTTGCTTCCACAAAAAGAATACACTCTAAAGAAGATTTTAGATCCAATATTCATAGAGGTGGTACAGCAGAACCATATAAGTTAAATGAAGAAGAAATGGAAATTATTTTAAAAGCAAGTAGAGTTTCAAAGGCATATCTTGTAGGGGTTGACCATATTGTTTATAAAGGTAAACCTTACGTATTAGAAGTAAATGGTAGTCCAGGTACAGGTGCTAATTATATGTCATATACATATGAAGATTATTATTCAGATGCACAAGCTTCTAAATCAATTACAGGCGAAAAATTAGTAGATAATTTAATTAAATGGGTTTCAAAAAGAAGTCATTGGGATAGACAGGCCGCTAGTGAATGTGGTTGGTTAGAAACTGTAGAATTAAATGACATAGGAAAAGTCAGAGCAAAATTTGACACAGGTAATGGTACAAAAGCTTGTGCTTTACACGCAGATGAAATTTTAGAAGACAGTAAATCAACAATTAAATGGAAATATAATGGTAAAACTTTTTCTAAACCAAGACACGGCACAAGTGAAGTGTATAGAGCAAATGCTGATGGTGAAGAACCTTCTGAAACAAGACCTACAGTATTATTAGATTTAACATTTAACGGATTTACATATAAAGATATAGAAGTAGGTTTAGACGCAAGACCAAGATCAGGCTCAGACTTATTAATTAATAGAGATTTAATGCGACAGATGAATGTAAGTGTTAACCCTAACAGAACATTTGTATTAAGTAAAAAGTTAAAACCGGTTGATAAACAAGAAGAACAAGAACAAGAATAACATTGACATTTTATAGTTAATATGTTAAGATTAAGTAACATAAGTAAATAGGAGAAAATTATGGAAGAAGTGAAAATATTAAGACTATCTACAGGCGAAGATGTAATTGCTAAGGTAGAAGAAAACGACCAAGGGGTAAGTTTAAAGAACCCATTTGTAATCATACCACAACAAAAAGCACCAGGACAACCAGTACACTTAATGATGTCACTGTATAATGCCTTTGGTAAAAAAGATACTGTCACAATATCTAGAGATAAAATAATATTTATGACAGAACCTAAAGATGAAATAAGATCATCTTATCAAACAAATACAAGCTCAATTATAACAAAGAACAAAAAACTCATAACAGAAGCGTTGTGATAACTGTAAATTTTATACGGACAAATAATGAAAAAGTCCAAGTAAAAATACCTGAAGGCTGGACTATAATGGAAGCCGCTAGAGAGGCTATGTTAGAAGAAATTCCTGCCGTTTGTGGTGGTTGTTGTGCATGTGGAACTTGTCACGTGTATGTTAATAATGCCTGGATTGACAAATTAGATAAAATAGATTATAATACTGCTGAACAAGAATTATTAGAATACGAAAAGGGTTATAAAAAAGGAATTAGTAGATTAGGTTGTCAGATAATGTTAACAAAAGAACTTGACGGTATAACTTTACATTTACTCGATGAAGAACTTTGAACAAAGAAGAAAAAACCAAGAAGATAGTGAAGGTAAGTTAAGTGAATTTCTATAAGTCAGTAATTGAATTTAAAGGCAAACTTCTTGTAAGAGGCATACACGAAGACCAAGAATATAAAGAAAAAATAGATTTTAGTCCTACTCTTTATTCATTAACACAACAACAAACAGAATTTAAAACCTTACAAGGCCAATTTCTTAAACCCATTACATTTAAAACTATTGATGATGCTCGTAGATTTAGACGAGATGTAGCAACAGAAAACTCACCAATTTACGGTTTAGAAAGATACAACTATCAATATATTAATAAACAACATCCTGAAAATATACAGTGGGATAAAAAACTTATAAAAATATTTACATTAGATATAGAAACTTCTTGCGAAAATGGTTTTCCAGACGTAGAAAATCCTATTGAAGAACTGCTTTGTATTACAGTTAAAAATCAATCCAATAAACAAATCATTACTTGGGGTATTGGCGACTATAAAACAGACAGGCCAGATGTTACTTATGTTAAGTGTAAAGACGAAAAACAATTACTGTTTGAGTTTATGAATTTCTGGATGAAAAACTATCCTGATATTATTACAGGCTGGAATACTAAATTCTTTGACTTACCTTACTTAATGAATAGAATTATATTGATTGCAGGTGATAAGGTTGCAAACAAAATATCGCCTTGGGGATTATTTCAAAGAGAAACAATTTTGGCAAGAGGCAGACCTAAAACAGTTTATGATATAAAAGGTATTACAAATTTAGATTACTTAGACCTATATCAATGGTTTATTCCTACTCGACAAGAAAGTTACAAACTTGATTTTATCGGCGAATTAGAACTTGGCCGTGGTAAAGATGAAATGCCTTATGATACATTTAAAGAATGGTATACAAAAGATTTTCAATCATTTATTGATTACAATATACAAGATGTTGAAATCGTTGACGCATTAGAAGATAAACTTGGCCTCATTGATTTATCATTAACTGTTGCCTATGAATCTAAAGTAAATTATGGTGACATCTTTTCACAAGTGCGAGTATGGGACACACTGATTGCAAATCATCTATTAAAGAAAAACATTTGTATACCACCAAGAGAAGATAATATAAAGAATGAAAAGTATGAAGGCGCTTATGTAAAAGAACCACAACTTGGTATGCACAAGTGGATTGTTTCGTTTGACATTAACTCTCTATATCCGCATATCATTATACAATATAATATATCGCCAGAAAAAATTATAGGTGAAAAACCATCTGGTATTTCTGTAAATAAAATGTTAAATCAATCTACACCTCTTGCATATCTTAAAACAGATGGCGCTTGTATTACGCCTAATGGTGCATTGTTTAAAACAGACAGTCAAGGTTTTTTACCTGAAATGATGGAAACAATGTATAACGAGCGTGTAGTTTTTAAAGATAGAATGTTGAAAGCAAAGAAAGAATATGAACGAACTAAAAATCCTGAATTAATAAAAGAAATATCTCGTTGTCACAATATTCAATGGGCAAGAAAGATTGCTTTAAACTCAGCTTATGGTGCAGTTGGTAATCAATACTTTAGATACTATGATGTAAGACAGGCCAGTGCCATTACTACAGCAGGCCAGTTTATCATTCGTTTTATAGAAGAAAAGGTAAATGGTTATCTTAATAACATATTAAAGACACACGACAAGATAGATTATATTGTGGCTTCAGATACAGATTCAATTTATGTTACGCTTGATAAACTTGTAGAACATACTTGTAAGGGTAAAACAGATGACCAGATATGTAACTTTATAGACAAAGTAGTAAACAGTAGAATAGAACCATTTTTAAATAAATGTTTTGAAGAACTTGCAGATTATACAAACGCATTTAAAAATTGTATGGTAATGAAACGAGAAGTAATCGCCAACAAAGGTATATGGGTTGCAAAGAAAAGATATATGTTAAATGTATTAGATGAAGAAGGCGTAAGACTTTCTGAAACTAAACTAAAGATTATGGGTATCGAAGCCGTTAAATCATCAACACCTAAAGTATGTAGAGGTAGAATTAAAAAGGCCATAGAAATAATAATGAATAAAGATGAAGATACATTACAAAAGTTTATTGCTAATTTCAAAAAAGAGTTTTTTAATATGTCGGCAGAAGAAATATCTTTTCCTAGGTCTTGCAATAACATAAAGAAATATAAAGACAGTAATAATATCTTTTCCAAAGGCACACCAATACACGTAAAAGGCGCTTTAATATATAATTATCATGTTAAACAATTTAAACTATCAAACAAATATCCTTTTATACAAGAGGGTGATAAGATTAAATTTCTTAAATTGTTAGAAGCTAACCCATTTAGATTTGATGTAATTAGTTATATTACCACTCTACCTAAAGAGTTTAAATTACAACAGTACATAGATTATGAAACACAATTTGAAAAGACATTTTTAGACCCTATGAGATTTGTTTTACAGGCCATTGGTTGGCAGCAAGAGAAACAAGCAAATCTGGAGTTATTCTTTCAATGATTGATTTTCCAAATAAAAAATATAAAGTAATTTATGCCGACCCACCTTGGTATTTTAAATCATATAGTAAAAAAGGTGAAGGAAGAAATGCTACACAACACTATGATTGTATGAATATAGAAGATATAAAAAAATTACCTGTAAATAATATTGCTGAAGACAACTCAACTTTATTAATGTGGGTTACCGACCCCTTTTTAGAATTATCTTTTGATGTTATAAAATCTTGGGGATTTAAATATAAAACGGTTGCATTTACTTGGGTGAAAACAAATAAAAAAAGTCCTGGATATTTTAAAGGTTTAGGTTATTGGACTAGAGCCAATCCAGAAATGTGTTTGTTAGCAACTAAAGGTAAACCAAAAAGAATATCTAATGGCGTGAACCAATTAGTAGTATCTAAACTAAGAGAGCATTCAAAAAAACCCGATGAAGTATATAATAGTATTGAAACTTTATTAGAGGGGCCATATATAGAATTATTTGCTCGTAATAGAAAAGAAAATTGGGATTGTTGGGGTAATGAGACATGAAAACATTAACCAAAGAACAAGCATTATACTGTGCTAATATATTCAATAACTACTTTAAAAAATTTAGTCGTATAGATGAATATATGAAAGATCAAAAGTTATCTCAAATAGAAAATGTGCCATCGGCTTTGCCTGGTATGGGTCTACAGAATACTATATTTTCAAAATTTGATATGTCACCTAAAGACATGGACTTTGAACTGTTAGAACCAGATAATAATACATATGATACGTTATTAAATATGATTTCTTCTCATACTAATATGTCAAGTGTACCCGGTAAAAATTTAAAGATTGCAGTAAGAGAAAAGAATAGTGGTCAATGGGTAGGTTTTATAAGATGTGGTTCTCCTGTTATAAACATGAAACCAAGAAACAATTTATTAACTCATGTACCAGAATTAGTAAGTTTCAATAAGACTTCTATTATGGGATTTGTTATAGTACCAACTCAACCTTTTGGTTTTAATTACCTAGGTGGTAAACTATTAGCAGCTATATGTTGTAGTCACACTATAAGAGAAAAATTAAATTCAAAATATGGTATGAACTTATCATTATTTGAAACTACAAGTTTATATGGTAATAGTAAATCATCAAGTCAATATGATGGCATGAAGCCTTATTTAAGATACAAAGGTTTAACTGATAGTGATTTTATACCTTTAATGCATGGTAAACCTTTTTATGATCTTGCAACATTTGTTGAAAATAATGTAGGTAAACTTATTAAAGATAATGCCTCCAGCAGAAAATTAAAGCTAACTACGGCAATTATAGGTTTAATTAAAAAAAATTTAAACAAAAGTGATTTAGAAGAATTTAATACAACTATAAGTAATGCAAAGAAACTAACTGAAAGAAAAAGATACTATGTTAGTGACTATGGTATTAAGAACTATCTAGATATAGTAAAAGATAACACTAAAGAAATAATCAAAGGTGAGAATTGGGATAAATTTGAACTAAATAATATCATACAATGGTGGAAAAAGAAAGCAGAATCAAGATATAATAAACTAAAAGAAGATGGTAGATTAAGGAATGATTTAGAAATCTGGACACCAGAGGCAGAAATAGACATTATAAGATGAAAACTTATATACACGTTAACCAGCATATAATACGTGCCAATAAAAAGAGTGGTAACAATGACCCCGTTATTACAATTAAACAAGGTAGTAAAAATACATATTGCCATGAAGTAGAAATACTAGGACCAAGTAAAATGATATATGGAGGTAATGATAAACCTATATTATCTTGTGGTGCTAGAGTTGTTATAGAAACTGAAAGTGAAGTAATGATAATTAGATAAATATGTACATGACTATCTCAGAGAAATCTTACAAAGATTTAAAAGAGTATTGGGACTTTCAACGTACAAAAGAGTACAATTGGGAGAAAATATGTCATATGTGTGATAACATGGAATCTAAATTTATATTTACAAACGATAATAACGGCTTAGCAGGTATAACTGGTATGGAATTAAAGAAAAATTTATGGAATCATATTAAAGAAAGCGAATTTGAAATCCCTCCTAAGAGTTGGATTCCCAAAGACAAAAAATATAGATTATGGAATGAAAAATATACATTAGAATAGGAAAAACATGTTTACAATTATAATCGTATTTTTAAGTGCCATATCCATATCTGTAATAGCCGCTGGTTATTCCATTGCTGGATTGACGGCCTTATTTGCAGGTGCAGTAGTACCTATTATTGCTATGGGTAGTGCATTAGAGGTCGGTAAACTTGTAGCCGCCTCATGGTTATATAACAATTGGCGAAACAAACTAGTACCTAAAACCATACGAGCATACTTAACACTTGCTGTTATAGTTTTAGTTTTCATTACATCTATGGGTATCTTTGGTTTTCTATCAAAGGCACACCTAGACCAAGTACAACCACAATCAGGTAATAATATTAAGATTGAATTGATAGATAGTCAACTTAATCAACAACAAATTATTATAGACAGGTCACAAAAGACATTAACTTTATTAGACCAGACACTTGAAAAATACCTTGACATGGAGTATGTCACAAGAGGTCTAAAAGAAAGAGAAAAACAAAAACCTGAACGAGAAGCTTTAACGCTTGCCATTAACGAGGCAAGTGATAAGATATCAGAGTTATCAAATAAAAAAGGTACTTTGCAATTAGAACAAGATAAGATTGAAGCTGAAGTTGGTCCAATCAAATATATTGCAGAGTTAATATATGGTGATACGGCAAAAGACCATTTTGATGAGGCTGTAAGGTGGGTAATAGTAGTATTGATATTCGTATTTGACCCATTAGCAGTATTATTGTTAATAGCGGCCAATATATCATTACAGAGTAGAAACAATGTTAAAGAAGAAGAAAAAACCAAAATCGAAAAAGATTACCAAAAAGAAGCTACTAACGCAAAAGCTAGGGCGAAAAGAGTCAGAGATAGAGAAAAAGTTTATAAAGGTTTTTTTAAAAAAATAGCTAGTGGTGAACTAAAGACTAAAGATTATGAAGAAATGCGTAAAATGGGTCTAAGTCCAGATGAAATCAAGATAAAACTTAATCAAATAATGGATTTATCATAAACAGGTGGTTGCCAATTAGGTATAAATGATACATAATGCAAATAGTGATATACAAAAACGGTAAGTACATGATACACAACTTCAACAAAGAGGAGCTTGACAATATAAAAAAAATATGTTATGATATGGGTATAAAATATTACGTTATTATAGAATAGTAGGAGTGAACAAAATATGAATGATTTTTTAAAAGATATAATAAAAGAAAGCGGTAATGAATATGCAGGTTTAGTAAGTGATGGCATGGACAGTGATGTAAGTAGTTTTATAGACACAGGTTCATATTCATTTAATGCTTTACTATCAGGCAGTATATATGGTGGTCTACCAGGAAATAAAATCACAGCAATTGCAGGTGAAGCGGCAACAGGCAAAACTTTTTTTGCATTAGGTATCGTAAAAAATTTTTTAGATGTAAATAAAGAAGCAGGTGTTATTTACTTTGAGTCAGAAAGTGCTATATCAAAGGACATGATTGAAAGTCGTGGTGTTGATGGCAGTAGGATGGTTATAGTACCAGTTGCTACAGTACAAGAATTTAGAAATCAATCAATAAAAATATTAGACAAATACTTAGAACAACCACAAGATAAAAGAAAACCTTTAATGTTTGTATTAGATAGTTTAGGTATGTTATCTACAACTAAAGAAATGGAAGATACAGCAGAAGGAAAAGAAACAAGAGATATGACTAGATCACAAATAGTCAAATCAACATTTAGAGTTTTAACATTGAAACTAGGTAAGGCAAATATTCCTATGATTATGACTAATCATACGTATGATGTTATTGGTTCAATGTTTCCACAAAAAGAAATGGGTGGCGGTTCAGGCTTAAAGTATGCCGCTTCATCTATCATCTATCTTAGCAAAAGAAAAGAAAAAAACGGCACCGAAGTTATCGGTAATATTATACACTGTAAAAATTACAAATCACGTTTAACAAAAGAAAATGCACAAATTGATGTCAAACTAACTTATAAACACGGACTAGACAAATATTATGGTCTATTAGAA